CGTTACTTCTCGCAGCGGGTCGGCATAAGCATTGCCACTATCGAAGCTGACGTTGTTTTTTGCCCCGCCTCCTGACAGCAACCACGCCACCGGCTCTGCTTCCAGCGATGCCAGCGCGATACGCGCCAGCGCCGAAGCCTCACCACATTGAACGTGGTCAGTTTCGATAATTTGCTGTAACTGCTCTTTGGTGAATTCTTTGATAATAGTGCTCATGGGTTAGTCCTCAATCCCACTGCAAAACAGATGCGAAATATGCACCGCGACAAGGCTCATTCCGTGGATGATGCCAGCCTGAATATCCATCTTGACCGCCTATTGGACTGACCTTGTACCAGCACTGGTAATAGCGAGCGCTACTAGCAAAATCAGCTGCGCCATCAGAGTCGATTACATCCTGATGCACCGATGCCTGAATAATTTCCGATTCGGTGTAATCACCACGCATGACAACAAATCGGGCATCGTCCGAGCAAAGATAATCACATGAGCCGTCATGTTTACCTTTGGTGGTAGGTTTGATTAATTTATCCATCTCACTCTCCCTTCACGCCAATGCCAGCGGCGGTGGCTGATTCTTCATATGCGCGCTTAGCGGCATTCAGTATTGCTGCCAGTGGCGTATACCCGCCGTCCATTCGGATTGTGTTGTGGATGGTCGCCATCGTGTCTCTCAGCTTGCTATGACTAGCAGACAGCACTGCAATCCTGTCCTGATAATCAGCAACCATCCGTCGCACTTGTTCCAGTGGTGTAACGCTGCCACCATCTGGCGGATCCATGTACTGAGTGCCTGGTAGGATTTCGCAGAGGGAATTATCCAGCGCCTCAAGTAACGCCTGTTTATCACGTAGCGCTTCTTCCAGTTCAGCAACATGACATTCGCTATCAATGAGGTTGTTCTCTGCTGCTTCCAACTCATCCAGCATCGCCAGCACGGTAGTGGGGTTTGCTGCGGAGTTCAGCGCGTTCAAGGCAGTGATATCTGCATC